GTTTAGAGCTTCAACAGCCTTAGCAACTTTAGGATCTACTGATTCGTTTGTTGCAACTGCTTCTTTCATTAATTGCTTAAGCTTTTCTTGTTTCTGTTTTAAACTACTTTTAGCTTTATCCAATTGCATGTTAGCATCATCGCCGCTTGGTGTCAGTTTTTTTGCTAATGGTGTTAGTTTAGAAATTCTTTTTTCTAAAGCTGAAATCTCTTTTTCAAGACCCATAGCTGCATCACTATTTTTTACTTTCAATTCATCAAGATTAGTGCCTTCATTTGCACTTTTCATCATAGCAGCAAGTTTTGCAAGGGTTTCACGATCCTTAGGTGTAATACCTTTTAGCTTCTTGTCATTAGCCATCTTCTCAAGTGAAGCGGCATATGCTGCAGTTGATTCATCAAATTCGGCAGTTTCGCTTACATTTGATCCTTTACCATGTTTAACATGATATTTGTCTGATTTTGGATCTTTGTGTATAACACCATTAACTTTTTTTGCAAGAGAATATGCAGTTTCTTTATCAAAGAGACCAGCATTTTTAATATCACGACCTTTTTCGCCATCTTTCCCCAAAAATCCTTCTGCTAACTTTTGTCGCATGTCTTTAAATTTTTTCATTTTATCCTCCGAATTCGTGTCCTGCGACGCGTTTCATTTGTTTTTTAAACTCAGCAAAATCAGGCTTTTCTTTATATAACTTAATACTAATTTCATTTCGATCTTTACCCTTTATTCTCCAAGTATAACCCTGTTCTTTATGCTCTGGGTTTGTAGTCTTCACTACCCGTCGCTGGTAGCCAGCTTCCCAAGTTTCAGAACCTTCACTTAAATATTTGAGAAAAGATTTCATTATTTGCCTTTATGCTTAGCCCATAGATCTGCATCTGCGGTTGTTCTAGTTTTTCCACCACTAATAAATGAATTAACCCGTGCGTGCGCCCATTGTGTGGGGTTAGTTCCAGGACGATGTCCGGTTTTCCAGGCGCCATATCCTCTATCAAATACTTGCTTAAGAATTGAATATGAGATACCAGATTTATCAGACTTAGCCATTAAGCTTTTCTTTGCATCATCTGCTTCTACTATATCTTTAAAACTCATCCTAGAAGCATTTTTTTCTTCATTAGGAGTTTCTTTCTTATACTTATTTACGAGTTTATCAGAACCCTCATCACCAGCACCGCCTTCTTCAACGAGTTCGCTAATCTTTTCGACAGCATTTAACCAAAATTTCTTTAAGGTTTTATCAGCAAATTCAACTAAAACGTGATTAGTACCACACATAATTACTTCACCAGTCTTACCTGATTCTTTAATTTGTACGATATCTGATTCTACAAAAAGTTTGCCTTGAATATAGGCTTCTCGCTTCTCTGAGACAGGAGCAAATTTGATATGTTTACGGTAGTTATGAGATTCTTTAAGACCCATACCTTTACGTACGGCATTGAATAGATCGGTTACTTCACGGTAACCTTTTGGCATACCTTTAGCAAATGTATCTAAATCATTAGCTGCAGCTGCAGCTCGTAGTTTAGAGGCAGACATACCAGATACATCATCTGAATCTGGATCACGATCTCCAGCCGAAACTACTCTAATAAGATCTTTAAATTGATAGAAACCGTGTCTTGCTTCGACGCCGTTATATTTGTTTAAGAGTGTTTCAAATTCATTAACTCGGTCAGAACCTGCGACCATAGTAACTTTAGTATAACCCTGATCATAGAGTTTAACACATATATCCATTACATTTCGAATATCTGAATCAGCCATAATGTTTCGTGCATACTTAGGAAACATCTTACGTAGAAATTTAACCTTTGTTTTAAAATCTAATGGATTCTTTTTAGGATCAGATGATTGTGAAGCGTATACTCTATATGCACCACCAAGAGAGATTTTCTTGAGAGTATCAAATAGCTTTTCGTGGCCAGTCGTAGGAGGATTAAAACGGCCAAAGACAAAGGTCATTTCACCTTTTTCTTCCGTCAAATATTCTGTAAACGATTTAAAAGACAATGCTTTATTCTCCAGGATTCTGTTTTAGTTTAGCTCTATCGGCCTTTTTAACAGCAGGAAGAATTTTTTTAGATAACTTGGAAATTAAACCTTTCTTCTTATCTACTCGTTTCTCTAGATCTTGGCGAGCAGCAAATGAGAGTTCACTTTTATCTTTGTCTTTTAAAAGTTTTTTAACTACAATTTCTCGTGCTTTTTTGTCAGCTTTGGCTTTTAATTTTTCAGGAGAAGCCAACTTCTTGGCTGCCTTTTTACGGCCCAATGCGATTTTTGCTTTATTTTTTCGAAAGGTCGCTTTAGCTTTCATACGTCTAGCTTGTGTGAAAGCTTCATCCACCTCATCAGAATGTTCTTTAAATGACTTCATATTATCCTCGGTTCCATTATCGGGTCGGAGAGTCCCAACCCTTTATAATATCCTTGCTGAAGTTGTTGGCAGAAAATTCTAACCTATCAACTAACTTAACAGCTCCACCTTCCATACGATCTATAGCAACAAAACCCTCTGGGTTGGTAACTTTAAATCCGGATGCAGTCTTAACAAACGTACCAATATTACTTAGTTTATTAAGTTTATTTATAATAATTAATTTACTATCTACAACTAAATTTTGTAAATCAAATACCCTTTGTAAGTTTTTTTGATTTTTTACGTTAAAGAAACTTAAAAGATCATCTCGTTTTACAACTTGAGTTGTTTTTCCAGCCGGTGAAGATCTTTTGTCTATTTCTTTAGCATATCTATCTTGAATAAATTGTATCAAACCAAGAGTATGTAATCTAGTATCAGTGATACGTTGACCTTCTCTTACTTTAGTATTATTATAGATATTTATAAGAGCATTTAATTCCTTATTACCTTCGATTTCTTTGAGTACATTAGAAGAGATGCTTCTAAATATCTTACCAGCATTAGATAAATTTGTATTCAATGTGGCAGTTTCTTTGGCTGTAAGTGTTACTGTACCAGATAGATCCGGTAAGGTAGCATCTACCATCCAAACATTACTCGACTTACGTAGTTTAGGTACTATCTCTTTGCCAAATTCAGCCTTCATTGTTTCGAGTGTTGCTCCTTGGTAAACCGTGTGCCACACTATTCCTATCTTAGCCTTATTAATTTGTTTTGCAATATCAGAGTTAGCCGGTACCGCGTATGCGATAGTATTGGGATGAAATACCACATGTTTTACACCATTGATAGTTTCACTTTTTAAGTCCGAAGAATCGAACATAAAGTCCCCTTGAATGACACCTTTGATACCAAGATCTTTTAGGTTATCAAAAGCCATCTTCAATTTCTTTGAAAGATCACCTGAAGTATCCGCATCAATATCTTCATGTGACTTGTATATCTTAGGATTCTTTGCAAAGATACCTTTTTTAGCAACAAAGAATTCTCCAGTCTGAGGATCTTCACCAGCGAATACTGCAGGCGCGCCATCCCACTTAACAGTAATATCTACTGCTGACTTAGAACTACCACTCAGCATGTCACGGAGCGACCTAAGAGCAAGGATAGCTTGTCTAGCTCCTTTTACACCACCATCAAGTATCATATCCTCGAGGTGAGTCATATGAGAATTCTGGCCGGCAGCTTCGGATAGTACTGTCTTAAATGTCTTCATTAATTATAAAACCTCTTAAATTCTGGTGTCATGGTAGCTAAAAAGTTTGGTGCAGCTCTAAAGTTGCCTTTATATCTTAACTGAATATTGCATACCGGTAAATCACCGATCATTAAGTCGAATCGAATAATAGCAGCAGTAGCCCCTAGATCGAAGGCCTGAGTAGCGCCTTCACTATATCTAATATCAACCTTACCCTTTGAAAGCAAATCATCTAGCTTGGTAGTGATGTTATCTATATTCTTATATTCACCTTTTTCAACCACAATTCCTTTATTCGGACCATAGTCACCAACACCAGTTACTAGCGCAAAATCAAAATTAGATTTCTTTAATTCTTTCAGATCAGATTTGAAAATCAATTGTACTAGTTGATTAGCAATCAATTCTTTATTACCAATAATCGTATCACCCATTTGTTTAAATAGAGTACGTCTACCTTTGAGAGCACGATTAATTAGATCATTAGGAACACGTTGAATAAACTCTTTCCAATTCTTAAGATTAGGCCGCTTTTTGGCTATGTCAGCCTCAAGCTCCTTACTAAGAATTTTTAGCTTTTGACCAAGTTTTATAACGTGCAGATAAAAGAGCCCTGAATCTTTTTCTAATGAATCTTTTATCTTATCAAATTTCTTATCATTCAAGAGACCAGTGAAGGCTTTATTTAAAAGAGTAGGATCTGTTTCAGTAAGCCGGACTTTCTTTTTGAGTGAAATACCAATATAGTCATTACCCTTCTTGATAATAAAATCTGAAGAATTATAGTCTTTCATACCATATTTAGTCATCTGGAATTGTTTGACATCATCATCCCAAGCTTGTGCAGTAAGATAGACTTTATCAGCATTACCATAACCGTTTTGGTGAATTGATACGGCCGCAGATACAGCCTTAGCTAAATTAGGATAGTCGCCGACCATAGAATCGACTTGAGTCTGCTTATACCCAGAAGCATTCTTAAGATTCTTTTTAACGGTTTCAATGAGAGCATCCATTTCATCTGAATCTTTAGGAATACTTACTGATGGCAATAAACAGAGTACTGCGGTCATCAACTCATGGGGATCATCACCTAAGCTTGATCTTTTACCCATTGGTCGACAGTTAACATAGATATATTTTTCCATATCCTTATGTTTAAAAGCATAATCTTTTTCTTTACGACCCGGCGGTACCGTTGCTCTTTCTAAGGATGGGTGTTCATCAATGATTTGATTTGCAAGACCTGCAAACTTACTTCGATCTTTATCAAGCATTAACTGAGAAATACCTATCTTTTTACCAGTTTGCTTATTAGGTCGTACGTCAATTTCGACTTCAGTATTAATAGCACTGATCTGATCGTCTATTTCAGATACTAAAGCTAGGGCAAATGCGTTATCATTGCCGTTATAGATTAACTCATCTAGATCTTCTTTGATATACGTTTTGAAAGATAGCACAGAATAACCCCATATAATTGATGTAATATGATATATTTATACTTTTTATTATCTAACCTTTCTTTATATTTCCATCTTCATCAAATTTAATCATTTTAAGATCTTCAAGGTACTGAATAGTAGCAACAGTACCTTGGTTAAATCCTACTTGATAAGAAGAATAACCAA